CGGAGTGATCTTTTAATAATATAGCTAGGTATGCTTATACTACCGAACAGTAAGGTACTACTTTACAGGCTTTTAATAGTGCGTATTAACACGTCGCTACTATTTCATAATAATATGTGTTACACAGGTTTAGTGTAGATAAACTTTTTATAGTGCGTTCTAGATTATCGCTACTATATCATATGAAAATCTATTTAGTTGATTGGACGTAATTTATTTTAACAATCCTATTTTTAGTTTTAGTTTTAACTATATATTTATTTTATTTTATTCTACAACTCGTTTGTAGATGTCGACAATAATTCATTAATGGCTGCGTTTCCTTTCAGTTTAAGCATGTAATAAAGTAGTGACAGTGATTTACATGATACTTTGGGTTATGTTCCCCTCTTTTCGGATTAAGTCAAAACACGTTTTGCGACTCTGCCGTGTAAGCAGAAGCCCACTGATTTTCTAAATTTTCTTTTGATTAATCACATACAAATTTTATACAAACATGTCGACTCGTGTATATCACCTGTCTGTTAACCTCTATGATCTTGCCTATATTTCTAGCGTCTATGACCACTTAATTGTGAGCGATATAGGTATTTTTGATTATGTTAGCCTTATTTGTATAATAGCTGTTGAGTTTAAACTTTAGTGGAGTATCCCCTAACGTTCTGAGGATTCTTTAAAGTGAAGGCCGTTCGCTTTTATGCGCGCTATATGTGGTAGTACCAACTTAGTGTTAAATAACGGAGGTCCACATGGGAGAACGAACAATCAATGTGTAATATGAATGGAGTTAAGCAAAATAATGAACAAATCAATTTTAACCTTAATGAAAATTTTAATGTGTATGATGTGCTTAATAAAGCTAACAGCAAGCCAACAGATCGTACCACGAGTGATGAAGAGTCTAGTAATGTGTTTATCAAACGTTTTCCTGAAGACATGCGAAAATGTATTAACGTGTTATTACGACATGATATGTTACACAATAATAGATTTCATCAACAGAATAATTTCGGATGTAGTGTTATGCCTACAGATCAGAACTATGATAACTACGTTAGAATTAGCAATAAAATTATTGCGTATTACGTGGCAAATGGCACTCACAACGTTGACGAGTACAAACTCATCTTCAACTTCGAATACAATCCACTCTTCATGAGGAGTGACTTGCTTAATCGTATGACTTCTCCTGTTTTAGTTAGGATCGTCGATGAACTATTCGATAGCTATGAACCATACGCTATTGTCCGACTTTTATGTAAACTTTATTATTATAATGTTAATCGTCTCTTAGATTCAAAAGGAATTAATATTACTTCCTTTGATGGTGTAAGGGATTTTACTAACGACGATTACGTCGTATTACTTAATATCATCGATGATATTGATCGTACAGTAGGAGGAAGAGCACTTTCGGATTCACAAACTCTTTATAGTTTTGTTAATTATCAGTTTCACACTACATTGATGTCACACGGCATCCCAACATTCGATTTAAATGAGGATATGCTGCCTTTTATACGTGATTACATACCATTAGGTGAAGCAATATACCATTATATGATGCCGATGTCACAGGGCAATATTGAAGATTTATCTTACCTTGAATTATTATCAAGATCTGTGAAATCAACTATCGACTTACCATCTCAAATACATCAATCTGTTAAAGGTATTGCTGATTCAACACAAAATGTATCATTCTGTGTTGATAAAATGGCAGGTTTGACTGATTCCTTTGTCAATTTTGTTCGCAGTTTTCTTGAACGAACCACTGAAACGGCTGGACAAATGTCTAAAGATATCACAATGGATATTATAGAAATCTTTATTGATTTTGTATCTGACTTACCTGATTTCACACAGGTCTCTCGATTGAGATGGATAACATATATGTCACGCATATTGAGATTATTTGTGCCGAACGCAATGTCGGTGGCGATTAATTTATTTAATACTTATTTCTCTATGGTTCGTACTGCTGTCGCTCAAGGCGTTGATGATATTATACAAACACTGGTTGTTGTTTTAACCGGAACAATTGCTTTACAACAAATTCCAGATCGACCCAATGTCAATAAGATGATGGAGTATATGAAGATAACAAATTTATCAATCCCATTTTCTAAAAACGTCATTACAGTTCTAACATCTGTGTTTAAGATGCTGCCTGAGATGGTTAAAGCGTGGGCGATCAGTTTCGTTCCTGAACACCTCTTTTACGAGCGATTAATTGATAAATATTCTAAGATATTGGATAGAATTGATTTCTTTTTAACACTTGATTTAGATAAGATCTATTTTAGTAGGGAGTTGTCAAAAGAGTTCAATACCCTTTATATAGGAGCACATGATCTAGTTAAGGATATGGCTCCTTTTGCTAGAGATAACTCCGGTGAATTTTCACTGCTTAGGGAACAACTACGTAAGTTTGATAAACTTTATGATAGTTTTTGTGCGATTCAGAGATGCGGTGTTATTAGAGAGTGTCCTTTTAGTTTAACTATATACGGTGATTCACAAATAGGTAAATCTACTTTATCATCTGCAATAGCAAAATTCATGTTTCCGAACGTACCATCGGATAGAGTACGCTACGTTATACCAACCGATCCTGAGGAGTTTTGGAATGGTTACTCACCACTACACTGTGTCACCGCAGAAGATGATGCCGATCAGGATGCAGAATATAAGAATGCGTTACAATTGTTTTCTATTGTTACTAATGCTCCTTATCAACCTCCTATGGCTTCTGTTGATGATCATTCAATTGGAGTTAAAGGCACACCATATCATTCTAAGATGCATATTCGTTGTACTAATAATGCATATCCTAACCCATCTTCAAAAGTGTTGACAGTGGCTGCGTATTGGAAAAGGAGACATATGCTAGTACATGCTCAAGTTAAACCTGAGTATATTGTCGATGGTAAGGTACAATATTGTCCATTATTCAAACATCTCTACTTTTCACTACTAGATCCTATGGATCCTAATAGTAAGCAAACACCACAAGAAATCGGTGATTTATCTGATTTCCTAATTCTGTTAAGAAGAAAGTATAATGAACATATGGAGAACGAGAAACGTGTTATGGACCTTATGACTAGTACATCTGATGTTTTCATAGATAACTTATCTGTTGCCTATAATAATACATCGCTCTTGCCAGATGCACAAGGGAGATTGACAGATATGATGTTTGAAACTGCCCAAGAATTACGTATTAAAGCTACCGGAACGTACACTATTATACGTGAGTATATAGAACAAAACTCAACGGTAGCACGAATTTTGAAACTCCTTGGAGTTGTAGCAGGTATCGCTACTACTACCGTTGCTTTAATTACAATGTATAATTCATTATTTGGTGAGAAACAAGCTATAGCTGAAGCTATACCGTCAGGAGATATGAGAACACTCAAGTACAAGAAAATGAAAAGACCCGCATATTCTGAAGGAACTACAGATAACACAGCTGAAAGTTTAGTAACTGAGGTTGTTAAAGGTAGACAAATATACGCTGAGATTGATGATAGACGAACACTTAAACGCAACAATATGTGCGGTATTTTCATTGGAGGTAGATATGCGCTATTTCCATATCACCTATTCTTAGCCTCAGATGGTCAATTAGTTGAGGAAAATTCACGTTTTGTGTTGCGCACCGATCAGGCGTCATTCGAACAAATGTTTGAAGCTAAGAGATTAACAAGATTGTGTACAAGGAAGGGTGAATCCAAAGATGTAGCTGTATATGAATGCACACTACAAGTTAGAGCTTGGAAAGATATTAGACATCATTTTATTAGTGAAAATGATCTAGCTTATATTGCCAACTGGTCCGATGCTGCACTGAATAAATTTAATTCTGGAATATTTGAAAGACAATTGGTCAAGATAACAACTATAACTAACCAGATGTATTCTGTTAATGGAGTGATTACGCCATACACCATTTATAAAGGTTTCCAATATGATGCTATTACCGTTTCAGGTGATTGTGGATCAGTTCTAGTGGTTTATAATACTAGAATAGTTGGAAAATTATTAGGTATCCATGTAGCTGGTGAGAGAAATAAGCACCACGGATATACTGAATTGGTAACGAGTGAAATGTTAGATGGTTTTGTCCCACGTATCCAACCACGTTCGAGACCTATTACCATTGATGAAAGACCAGCAGTTATATTACCTGAGGGTAATTATACCTACTATGGTACCGTCCCTGCCGCACAGGCTGTTTATCCGGTTACTAGAAGTGAAATTAAACCTTCTGTTATTCATGGCGAGATTAGAAAGCCTACGACTGCGCCAGTTTCTCTTGATAAAAGAGAGTTCGGTGAAACTATAGCACGATATTTCCAACCCTCTATGCCTATTAACCCTAAAATGAAAGCAATATTGCAGCAAGACGCTAATGAATTGAACGATGCCCTAGATAGTTACAAACTTGGTGTTGTTTCTGAGTTTGAAGCTATTAATGGTAATAGTAAATATAAATACTTTGAGCGTATGAATATGTCTACATCGCCCGGCTTACCATACAAGAAAATCGGTGTTGGTAAAGGTAAGGAAAGATTTTTCTCTAAAGATGTTGACGGCAACTATACTGTGAGTGATCCGACTTTACGTAAACTAATTGATGATCGTATAGCTATGGCTAAGAAAGGTATCGCTATTGACTCTATGTGGATGGATATTCCGAAAGATGAACGCAGAAAACCTGGTAAGAGTACACGTATGATCGTCACACCACCACTCGACTATCAAATTGTTTTCCGTATGTACTTTTTAGACTACATTGTTAGTTATTATAATTCAGCTCTTAAAATGCATTCGGCTGTTGGTATTAACCCCTACTCTATGGATTGGACTGAGATGATGAATAGTTTGAAAGCTAATTCTGATGTTGGTGGAGATGGTGATCATACTCAATTTGATGGTCATATGTTAACTGACTTTCTTGAGATTGATATTAATGCCATAAATCACTATTATCGATACGAAGCTAACCACGATGTCTCTAGTTTAGTACGTGAAGTCTTGTGGTATGAAATGGTACATACTCCGACACAATGTGTTAATATTGCTTATTGTGTACATTGCGGTGTTCCATCAGGATGCAATTGTACTACGATAATTAATACTAACGGAAATGACAAGTATTATAAATTGTGTTGGCTCGGTCTGGCTCCACCTGAAATGCGTGATCTGAAACACTATTATGAAAATGTCAAACTTTATTGTTATGGTGATGATAGCATAGCTTCAATTAAGAGAGAAGTTCTATCATGGTATAATCTGAAAGCTATATCGGAACATCTTAAAATCTATAATATTAAGTTTACTATGGCCGATAAGGCTGGTGATATTTTGGAATATAAACCACTAGAAGAGTGTACATTTTTGAAGAATGGATTTAGACGTGAAGGTATGATTTATCATGCTTTGATGGAAGAAAATACATTATATGAGATGGTGAACTGGATTCGAGAAAGTGATGACGATTATTATGCAACTGTAGTCAATGCAAATATGTCTTTAATGATGTGGTATCATTATGGTGTAGAACGATTTACACTAGAGAGAGCTGCATTGTACGAGGCACTTGTTAAAGCAGGAAAGCAGAGGAATTTAATACCGCATTTATTAACTTATGATTATCTTGATGATTGTTTTAGAACCGATCGTGTTCCTGTAGCTGAGGGCACAATGGAAACAACACCTACACCAAAAGATGTGGCTCCACCAACACGCAGTATGCTTAGTCGTTTGTTGGGAACAACAACCATAGCCGAAGGAGAATTTGAGGATTTCTATACTGGTCAAGGTATTAAGCGGTTTTATGATGATGATAGGGACTTTGGTCAAGCTTTATTAGAAAATGATGAACAAGCCTATTTATTTGTGCGTGAACTAATGGACATCTATTCTTTTGAAGATAACGAAGATTGGTTTTGGTCATATTTTATGGCTGTTTATACTAAAGTTAAAGCAGTTTGTTATAATTATAATACGCACGTGTCTGCTAATCACGTTGTATTGGCTGCGAAACACGGACTTCACGGTATGACGGCTCTAAATATGTCTATGTTTAGTAAAGTCATTAATTGGTTTAAGAATAGTTTCGGCTTTTCAACTACAGCTGTAGCACAAGGTAATGGTGATCAAACAGCTGGTGAGATAGATGCAGCTAATGACAAGGAAGAAACTAATGTTGCCAATGCTGTAACTTTTATTGAACAAAAACCAGCTGTTGATATTGATAAATCAAGTGCGCTTAATTCAAATGTAGATACTATGTTTGGTGCATGGAGTCTTAATAGATTTTTCCAAAAACCGCAACGTGTTGGTACTTATAAATTCACTACAACTCAGCTTCAAGGTGATGTGTTGAAGGTCATTTCACTACCTGGTGTTTTCTTTAAGATAGATCAATGGGCAAATATAGTTAACACTTTCACTTTTATGAGATACAAACCCGTTATTCGAGTTCAACTTAATGGAAATAAATTTTGTGCAGGTCGTCTAATAGTTTATGGTGTACCATTTTCTTTAACCCCGACTGAAATATATCCAACAACAAATAAGAATATGACCGGTTATACTGGATTTGAACATGCCTTTTTGGATGCATCATCAAATGATACGTGCACTCTGACTCTACCATGGGTATACCCACGTGAGTGGATGAACATTGCTACACAACCCCTTTCAAGTAGAACTACAATTTCTAATTTGTACATGCACTCAAACTCAGCAACGGTTACACCCTATAATAGTGCTATAACGCATAGTTTTAGAATCGCTGTTTTTAACCCTTTACAAGTAGGTACAGGTGCTCCCACAGAGATTAATGTTACTGTGTTTTTACATTTGGAAGATATGGATATATGTGTACCTTCAGTTTACAAGACATCAGCTCAAGGTGGTTCACAGTCTTATGTTACTCAAAATATTAATAATTGGGAGAAAGTAGCTAGTCAAACATTACCAACACAGATTGTTGGAGATAAATACGATTTCAAATCTGATCTTAAGGTTAGTACTATGGATAAACCTAATTACACTATTAGTCCAGATTATTTCGTTCGCAGAGCATTAGGATATATGAGCCACGGTGTTAATATCGAACACTTGGAGAGATTAGCTCTCTATCCAAATGGCGTGTCCACTGCTAACGAGCGTGATTTTGGTACTAGTATGGACGAAATGGATCTTAAATATTTGACATCTAAATATACCTATTATAACTCTGGTACTATTAGTACTACAGATGTAACCGGTACTGTCTTAAAGTATTATCCTATTACACCTTATATATTGCCATCACCAACAGCACAACCAGCGCCTTTACTTACTGCTCTAAACAATCAGTCTTGGTGTCCACCTGGAGATCATTACCAAATACCATTATTGTCGTATGTGTCTATGCCTTTTAATTTTTGGGGTGGTAGTTTGAAGTATCGCTTTGATTTTATTACTAATGCATTTGTTACGGCAAAAGTGTATGCCGCCATTATTTATGGTACATACGCGGCTAATACCGTTACAACAGGAATAGAACCTACTAGTGCTTTGGGTTATACGTTTGAGGTTAACGCAGATAATAAAACTTTTGAGATTGATGTACCATATGTAGCTGACACACCTTGGAAAAGAATCGCGCATGGTCAAGTTGCAACATCAGGCGGTACTACGGTAAATGTAAGCTATGATGATTTCATTAATGATGAATGTTGTACTGGACAAATTGCTTTGTATGTAGTCAATCCGTTGTCAGTTCCTGCCGGTTTGCCGACATCATATACCTTTAATGTGTTTATTGCTGGTGGCCCAGATTATAGACTTAATTATGTCTCACGGGCTAACACCGCTTGGGTGCCTATTGCACAAGGTATAGATCCGAATCCTGGTACTGATCTGTCATTTCTTGGACAAGCACTTTATAAAACAGACATGGGTGTTATGTCAGAAGTGTACACATCTATTAAAGATCTATTGAAGAGATATCATCACGTTAATACCAGTTTTGATAAGATTGGAGGTGCAGGCACCGATATATCACAAATGTATACAACATCTACTGTTATACCCATATCTAGTTTGATTACACCATTCACATCTTCTAATAGTTTCAACATTAATAACGCTTCTACTGTCTTTAATTGGTACTTAGCATTATATAGAGTTTGGCGCGGTTCACTTCGCTTTAAGATCTGTGTTGAATTGGAAAATGAAACAGAAGGAGTGCAGTTGGTACCTAATATTACTGTGGATTACATGCCTGATACGCAACGTTTGTTTTCTGGTAGTCGCTCTGAAGTGATGGGCGCTAACAACGAATCTACGGGACCCAATTCAAGTTTTTCAACTACGTTGAAGACAATATATAATACAACTCATCACGGACCCCGTTCAATTGCAAATTCGGGCGCTCCTTTCGTTGAAATTGAAGTGCCTTTTGTATACCCCAATAGAGTTGCACCAGTTCCAATGACAGGACCAGACGGAGTAGCTAATTTAGACATGGCTTTACCACCAACTAATAGATCATATACATTTGCAAATATGACTAACAACTTCGGTAGTTTGATTATTAATTATCCAAAATTACCGAATAGCTATTTATGTACTACACGTATTTATATGGCTGCTGGAGATGATTTCCGTGTCGGTTGCCAAGTTGGTCAACCCCTTATAACATACGGAGGATCTAATGAGTCTAGTATACCTACTAGTAATTACGCTGTACCACCTGATTTTTATAATTAAATTATTAGATGTGACATGTGCTCCTCCCAAAATGGTTATTATGCTTTCGACCATTTAGAATGAAAAGCAAGGCTAGTTAGGACTTTATGTCTTAGAAACATTTTGTCTCTTATGTTTAGAAAAAGAGAATATAGGCGGAGGACGCATTAGTTTGCCGTTTTATAGTGTTATATCTAGATTATATAAATTTATTTATTATTTTAGTTAGGAAAAAAAAAAAA